CGATGACATTCATCAATAACAACGGCACAAAACTTATCGCCAAATCGTTCTATTTTATTGTTAATACTAACTGGCGTACCAAACACCACGGGATTGGACAAACAACTTTTATTAACGCTGGCGCTAAATAACGAACAAGGATTGCCTGTTTCACGGTATTTTTCAGCGTTTTGTTCTAACAATTCCTTGGACGGGACAATACACAGAATTGATTTCCCGTGGCTTACCGTATGCAATGTATTAGCAATAGCCGCCACAATATGGCTTTTGCCGCTACCTGTTGGCAGTTCCAACAGGCACGGTTCAATTGACTTCTTAACCCAATCTATCGCAGCATCGTGGGCTTCTTGTTGATACCATCTAAGCATCAGCTTAACTTCCAATACTCAGTTGGCTTGCCTTTGTAGGCGGATAAATCGGCATCAGGCGCTAGGTCTTTAATGGCTTTGGCATAAGATATAGCGCCTTCACGAACGACTTTTGTCAGTTTGTGTCCATTGATAACGCTATCTTGTTCACCGCAAACCTGTACAAGCTCATCTAGCAAACCTTTTTTCTGGGCTTCAAGGTCTTTGATAGCTTCGTTAATTTCTTGGTACTTAATCACCAACTGTTCGGCAATTTCACTGCCTAATTCTTTATGTTTTGGTGCTAAATAATCTTCTGGCTGTTCACGCTCAATCAAATACTTTGCGTAAAAATCGCCAATCTTTGGCAAGTTTTCATCAAGCCATGCTTCATTAATCTCTACACGCTCAAGCTTATGCCCATGCGCTGACCATTGATAAAAGTCGCACCATTTACGATCTGTACAATAAAGTTGCAATTGTATTTGCGCGTAATAATGCGGTTGCTCATCAATGCTTTTAAAGACAGGCTCTAAATCGTCCTTTTTGCTAAATGGACATTTAATTTCAACCAATCCATCATCGCCAATCAATCCGTCTGGTGATGCACCCAAAGACGAACCTTTTGGGAAAAACCCGCATAGTTCGACCTTGTTATATTCCAGTTCATAATCAGCCAACGCCAATGGCTCATGGTTAGTGCCGTAGTTGGTGGCTGTGTTGCCTTGGAATTCACGTTCTGCCCCGTGGTATTCACGCACCATCTGACGCATAACGTCTTTTGGTTTCATAAAAGGCGACAATCCAAGGATTGCACCAACAATTGAGCCTGTAATCCGGTTCTCTCTGGCTTTAAACCATTCTTCTGTTCTTTGTTCTGGATTGTTCATCGTTTGAGCCTCTCGATCTCTTCGTTTGTTAGCGGTGTCCACTCATCAGGACTAATCACGCTTAACAATAAACGAACCGTATTTGACCATTTACTCCGCGCCAAAACCCCATGTTCCGGTATGTTCTCCCACCACTCAGGTTCTTTAGGTTTGATACGGTATTCGCAGTCGGGCTTGAATATGTAGTGAGGCTCAATAAGTTCTCGCCATTCTCCAAGATCATTTGATTCTAGTACCGCGCCATTAGCCCAAGCGATAATCAGATCTGCGTGTTTGTGTCTCATCTCATTCTCTCCTACCTCTGATGTTTAATTAACGGTTCTTGGCCTTTGTCTAATTCCCACGGGTATTCTGTCCTGCACTCTACGCACAGCTTTTTCCGTAACGAATAAAGTAACAACATGCCAACTTTGCATTTAGGGCATAAGTTTTTAGGGTTCATTACACAATTCAATTGTTTTAAAAATATGATCTTTCCACTTTCTCCACCATTCCAAAGCTTTATTGTCCATTTTATTTATGATTTCATCATCAAATGTTTTCCACTTTTCAATCAAATGTCTCTGGCAGCCTATTTGCAAGGTGTCTTTTGTAAATCCTATGTGCCAAGTGTCAAGTTGAATTGTAAAAATACGCTGCATATCCCCCACGCACAAAAGATTGGCTTCAGTCAGATTGGCTTCAGTCAGATTGGCTCCATACAGATTGGCTTCAGTCAGATTGGCTCCGCGCAGATTGGCTCCGCGCAGATTGGCTGCTCGCAAATTGGCTTCAGTCAGATCGGCTTCAGTCAGATTGGCTTCAGTCAGATTGGCTCCATACAGATTGGCTTCAGTCAGATTGGCTCCGCGCAGATTGGCTCCGCGCAGATTGGCTGCTCGCAAATTGGCTCCATACAGATTGGCTTCAGTCAGATTGGCTCCATACAGATTGGCTTCAGTCAGATTGGCTCCGCGCAGATTGGCTCCGCGCAGATTGGCTGCTCGCAAATTGGCTTCAGTCAGATCGGCTCCGCGCAGATTGGCTCTATACAGATTGGCTTCAGTCAGATTGGCTCCGCGCAGATTGGCTCTATACAGATTGGCTTCAGTCAGATTGGCTTCAGTCAAATTGGCTCCATACAGATTGGCTTCAGTCAGATTGGCTTCAGTCAGATTGGCTCTAGCTTTTACAGCTAACTCTAAAGTGATTCTAATCGTATTGTTTTCTTGCTCGTGAGCAAACAATACTTCACCCGAGTATCTTGATTTAATTTCAATTTTCATAGTTTTTATCCAGTTTTAAAAAAATGGCGGCAATTAAGCCGCCATGATGGTTAATGATTACCAAGGAATATCATCATTGAAATCATCCGCTGGCGCTGGCGCTGGTTCTGCGGATTTTCTCGGTGCTGGTTCTGCGGCTTGTGCTGGCGCTTTACCTGGGCGCGGTGCTACTGCCGATACCCAATTGCCTTTTTTGTCGTTCATTTCCCATTCCATTACCTTGATTAACATGGGTTTGTTAATCAACGCTTTGGTCAAAGCCATATCGGTTGGTTCTTCACCAGACGCAACCAATTTACCACCAGCATTAGCATCAATTGCTGCCAGCATTTTCTTGGCTTTGTCGGCTTTCTTAGTATCGGCATCGTGTACACGCACCTTCTGAAATACCTTGCGGTTTGCGTATTGTTTTGGCTCTAAAACTAACCATCTGAGGTTGATATATTCATCACCTTGGTACTCTGCCCAACCAGCTTCGTCAATCATAGCCAAACAAGTCGTATCGTTTGGAATGGTTGCACTGCCTGTATCAACTTCAAACTTACCATCTGTGCTGACAGCACTGTTATCACTTAAATCAAAAAATGACATTATTTATTCTCCTAATGTTGGAATGTATTGTGTTAATGGGTTTGTATTTGGCGTTACGATAATATCTTCCGTAATGCCGAATCTGTTCTTACTGATATTTGCTGCGGTTGCATAAGTGACTAATAAACGTGTGCCGTCTGAAATGGCCTTTTTGCGATCACCATCGCCTTGAGTAAAGGTTTCTAGCTTTAGATACCCAACCATGTCGACATTATCAACGTAGTGACTAACTGATTTCTTTTGCATCCGAATGTTATACCTAGTGTAAGGGTCTGCGTCCGGTAGTTCGATGGTTTCCGTTTCCGCATGAGCAATAAATATAATATTCATGCCTTTCTTTTCATTTAGAATGCCTGCCGCTTTACGGACACGACCATGCAGTGATGACAACATCTGAAAGCCTGCGCCATATCCACCCAAGGCTTGGGCAATGCTTTTCGGCTTTTTTGGGTCTGTGTCTACAATGTAATTGGTGAATAGCGTATCAAGCTGTGTAATAGAATCGATCACCAAGGTTTGGTAATCGTGATCTTCCTTAATCAAAGCACCTAACTGATCCCATAAATCTTCGACTGAAGATAAAACGGGAAAAGCATCCGGTCTTGATGCTAATGGGATAGCCTGTAATCCATCCTCTGCTCTGATGAATATAGGCCTTGGGAATGTGGCTGCCAGGCTTGTTTTGCCAAGGCCAGCATCACCAGTGATTGTAGCTATTATGCTACGGTCTTTTGGTTTTGAAATAGAGCTTAATCCGCTCATTTTGTTCTCCATCATTGTGGTTAAAAATTTCTCTCTGGTTGTGCATTCTATCAATATGAAATAGAATTGCAACAACTGAATAAATATTTTTCGCAGAGGGATAAATTAACATGATGACATTAGAAGAAGTAATCCAGAGATTAGCGCCAATGAACTTAGCCAAAGTTGCTAAAGAAACCAATCTTCCTTATGTGACGGTTTGGAAAATATCAAGTTCACGCCATAAAAATGTGCCTTATTCTGCGGTCAAAGCCATTAGTGATTATTTGGAATCTCTATGATTTACGAGTTACAAGAAGCGATCAAATCAGTAGGATTTGAACCGCCTGAACATATAGTTGCTGGTAAGGTTCATCGGTTTTCAACTAATGGCAAGAGATCCGACAAATCAGGTTGGGTGTTGTTGTTTTCTGATGGTGAAGGTGCAGCTTTTGGATGCTGGCGAACAGGTGAAGTTCACAATTGGTTTGCTAACCGACTGTCACAAGCTGATCCTAATGAACAAGAGCGGATGAAGCGTGAGTTTGAGAAAGCCAAAGCTAAAGCCAAGCAGGAATTGGAAGACTCTTATCGTTTAGCGGCTACTGAAGCCAAAGCCATTTATGATACAGCTCGTCCTGCACTGGAGCATGATTACCTATCATTGAAAGGTATTCGTCCTAACATGGCGAGGATATTTGGTGGCAAGCTTATTTTGCCTATTTATGATGCGCTTGGAAACATTCAGTCTATTCAATCAATCTTCAGTGACGGCACAAAGCGTTTCCATGCAGGTGGTAAGATGCAAGGTGGTCATTGTTGGATTGGCGACCCTAAGAATTCAGATACCATTCTAATAGCCGAAGGATTCGCCACCGCTGACTCTTTGGCACAAGCAACAGGTTATGCAGTCTGTATCGCGTTCAACGCTGGCAATCTTAAACCCGTTGCAGACATGGTGTATGCAGAACATGGTGGCAAGCGATTATTAATTTGTGCTGACAACGACAAACATGGTGCTGGCGCAGACAAAGCTATTGCCACGGGTTATGAATACATTATTTGTCCTGTTGATGGTGACTTTAACGACATGGCTTTAGCCTCAGGCTTGGAGTCGGTAAAAAACGCCATTGATGGTGTTGCACAGCCTGAATCTTTTTTGGTGAATGTTGAAGACATAATGAAGTCAGTCACAAAGCCAGACTGGATCATTAAAGGCATATTAGAGCGCAACAGTTCGAACTTATTATTTGGCGAACCTGGTGCTGGCAAATCCTTATTCGCATTAGACTGGGCTTTCTGTATCGGCACAGGTCGTTCATGGCATGGTCATCTTGTAAAAGAACCCATGTCAGTGGTTTATATTGCTGGTGAAGGTCATCGTGGTTTAGCGATGCGTATGCAAGCTTTGTCGCAAAAGTATGACGATAAGCCAAAAAACATCTTCTTTTCTCGAAAGTCTGTCGACATGATTTCGGACGTACAAGTAGAAGTCATCGCCAAGATTGTAAAAGAAACCTGCGCTAACCCTGCTGTTGTATTCATTGATACTTTGCATCGCAACATGGTTGGCGATGAAAACTCGTCTGAAGACATCGCCAAATACTTTAAGTCAATTGAACACCTTCAAAAACAACTGGGCTGTGCCATTGTTACCGTTCACCATAGTGGTCATGGTGACAAAACTCGCGCTCGTGGTTCTTCGTCAATAAAAGCCGGTGTTGACGCTGAATTCTGTGTTTCAAAAGAAGGCAAATCAGCCGTTTTTGCCTGCACCAAATCGAAAGACTTTTCAGCAGGCAGCGACATGCGTTTTGGTATTTTAGAAGTCTCATTAGAAGGCCCAACCTTTTATGACGATGACGAAGACAAGCAAGTCACCTCGGTCTACCTCGACTACCTCGGTGTAGAAAAAACCGAACCTGAACTACAACAAAACCACGCTATTGTTCTTGATCTTATCCGTCAATCCATCACTGAAGCTGGAACCTCGGGGGCGGGGAAGACAATCAGAGGCGAACTTGAAACGGTTGTCACAAAAGACATCGTTAAGAGCTATGTTTTTGAAGTATTTACCGATAAGAATCGCTGGCGTAAATTTGACGCTTCTATAAATTACCTTATGAAACAATCACTTATATTTGTTGATGGTGATTATATTTGGACTACCTCACCTCAGTAAAATATGGCGAGGTAGTATAGAGGTGAACCTCTGAGGTAGCGACCTTCACAATCACCTCGCCTCACCTCTCCCCCCTATAAAGGGGAGAGGGGGGCGAGGTAGAGGTAGAGGTGGTGTGTGAGTTGAGTGTTTGCTATAATGATTTCAGGCCGTAGGAAGCCTGAAATAAAGAGAGATTAAACAAAACCGTTGTCTATTGCTGAAGCCTAAATCTTTCAGGCTAATTCCTACCAGCAATAGAAAGCGGTTTTTTTTATGGGTGTTAAAAATGTTTACTAGATTTAAGAAAAAACCAAATTTGAAATCTTTGATTCAAGTTCTAAAAATACGCAGTAACAACACTAGCGGATATACGGGTGTTTATTTTCATAAACCATCCAGAAGATGGAGGGCAGTTGGAATAGGTAAAGAAAGAAAAACGATTGGTAATTTTTTGCGTATAGAGGATGCTATTGAAGCAAGAAGAAATGAAGAAATTAGACAAGGCTTCATTGTGGCTGACAATGGATGAAGATGTCAGGAAGTTTGTTAAGATGATTGATGAGGGTTTTGGAAGGCCGAAGTCTGTTTTAGTAGAGTCTGTTTTGGTAGAGTCTGTTTTGGTAGAGTCTGTTTTGTTTAAGTGGGAGCGTAAAGATGTCGATGTTAATAAAAACAACAAAAGCGTTAAGTAAGGCGCATAAGTGGGATGCTGGGTTTGATGTGGAAGCTGAGCAAGAGGTGGTGATCCCTGCGGGTGAATCTCGATTGATTGGGACGGGTTTGCATCTGGAGATACCCGAAGGTTGGGTTGGAGTGTTAAAATCGCGTAGCGGTCTTTCAGTGAAGTTTAATTTGGAAGTTGGCGCGGGTGTGATTGATTGCGGTTACATCGGACATGTGAAAGTGCATTTGTATAATCATGGGACAAATGATTACAAGGTGATGGAAGGTGATCGCATTGCACAGATGTTATTTGTGCCTGTGCCTGAAATTGATTGGTTGGTGGTAAGTGATTTGGATGAAACTGATCGAGGAGAGAATGGTTTTGGTTCGAGTGGTGTTTAGTGTATTGGCGATACTAGCCATCGTGATGGTGGGCTTGTTTCAGTTGGTGTTTGAAATACTGTTGGGGTCTGAATGATTGGTAAAAAGTTGGATGGCGATAAGCTGGACTATTCGTTGATGCCTTGGTCGGCAATGGACGAAGTTGTTAAGGTTTTGATGTTTGGCGCAAGGAAGTATGACGAAGATAACTGGAAGTATGTTGCCAATGGCAAAAGAAGGTATCTGTCGGCTTGTTACAGGCACGTTAATGCAATGGCTGAGGGTGAGTGGCTTGATAAAGAAAGCGGCTTACCACACGCAGCACACGCGGTTTGTTGTTTGATATTTATTTTGTGGCTTAGAGATGATGAAACCTAAATTGTTTAAAAGGCATGATGTTTGGTTCTGTATGAGCCCCGAGTTGACAACCGTAGGCGCAACTATGTGTGACGCTTGGAAAGCATGGCAATGGGGAAAATCGCTAGGATTTAGAGATTCTCTGTATGGATGAGATCGATGTGGCTAATGGCTATGCCGAGAAAGCGATAGAAATTGCTATCGCTAATCGCGCTAGTGCTGTATTGGTTGATGATGGCTCTGGTGAATGTGAACAATGTGAAGAACAAGCCACTCGGTTGGTCGGTGGGCTATGCGTGGCTTGTCGGAAGATTGAAGAAAAACGGTATAAGGTGTTGGGTTGGTAGCTTGCTTGCTGAAGGTATGCTTGCTTGCTGAAAGAGGTATAATAGGGTTTTGTTGTGTTAATTGACGATAAGGTGAAAGTGTTATGAGTAATGGGTTGGTATACGATGATGCAAGTCCACAATCACTAGGCGGTAAAGCAAGAGCCGAAGCCTTGTCACCAAATAGACGATCTTCGATTGCAAGCGAAGGCGGTAAAAGTCGAGCAAATGTATTATCAAGCGAACGTAAGTCTGAGATCGCGTCACAAGGCGGTAAGGCTCGGAGTGAAGGAAAGTAGGGCAGGTTTTTGTGGCTGGTTTGTGGTTTTGTGGTGGATATAGAGCCTAAATGATTCTCATTCTCATTTAGAATAGTTATCCACAGATTTGAGTTATCCACAGGCAGGGGGGTCAGTTATCCACAGGCAACCTGTGATTATCCTGTGGATAACTATTTTTTAGTGATTATCTGTGTATAAGTGCCTGTGCCTAGTATAGTTAAAACCTATGCTTATTTGGGCGCTGTAGGCTTGTTTAAGCGTGGTTTTATGTAAGGCAATGCAATTGCATAGGTTTAGTTTTTAAAGAGCTTAGGCGCGTTTAGGCGCGTTTATGTGAGTTTGTACTGGTTAGCGGCTCTTGATATGCTGGATAGAAAACGATAGGCATAAAAAAAGCGGATAATCAGCACTGTTAATGCTAATTAATCCGCTTGATGTAGGGATATTGTGCCAGAACTGTTAATGACGTTCGGCTAAGGTTTACATTTTCGCATTGATAAATATTTTTTGCAATATGTAAAAAAGCCCGCTTGGTGCGGGCTTGGTTGGTTGGTTGGGTTTATATAAAAGATATATAATTTATATCTAATTGACTAGCAGCATTAGCTAATCTTAATGACGCCTCATAAGCATCAGTAAAATCACCATATTTTTTTTGATACCAATTTAAAAATCTTAATAATTTCAAGGCTTTGGTTTTATTTGAAAAGTTGCCAATCGTTAATGATGGATTTTCAATTGTTGAATTTCCTATCCAAATTAATGAATGGCGGTATTTTTTAGAATCTTTATTAAATTTAATAGTTATCATTGTTTTTTTGTTTTTTATTTTTTGTTAGCGGCTAATACTTCAAGACAATACTGAGCAGAATATGGTATCGACGGAACCGCTACCCAGTTTCTTACAGTTCGATCATTAACGCCTATTAATCTTGAAAAATGGCGCTGGCTTAAATTGGCTTTGTCCAGTAATTCGCGGATATAAATTGGATCATTATTGTGGTTTTTAATATCTGGTAATTTCATTATTATTTATCCTGTTAATTAAACTAAATTACCGTTTTCGGTGAATTCATAATCGTTAGCTTGGATTGTTTCTAAAATCGCTTGTTCTGATGTTAGATAGTCGTATCCAGATTCTAATTTTTTATAAATCCAACGGGCATAATCTCGTAACAAATTAGAAAAACAATCTTCATTTCCGTTTTCAATGTCAATGTACATTGTGTTTTCATGGTAATATCGGCCTTGTTGTCTGATGTTGGCGGTTGATTTGTAAAAGTTTATAGACTGTTCATTTTGCAAAGCTTTTACAATATCGTGTAGTTCAGTGTCTTGCGGTGCGTATTCTTTAACCGCTTTTAATCCGCCTTTTTTATAGCAATAATCGCCCTCAAAACTTGCACCGTCTCCTTGCGACCAGAATCCTGAAAAATAGATTTTTTCTATATCAAGCCCGAATAGTCGTCCGATAGTGGTTGCATCTTCAAAAATATCATCGTACCAGTCGTGATTTGTGTTTATATCGCGTAGGTTTTCAATCGCTTTTTGTTGTGCCTGTACAGTCAACTCTTCAAATTTATAAATGTTTGTTTTAATTTTTCTCATAGTGTTTACCCCTGTTATTTGTTGTTGTTTGGTTTTTGTAATAATAAGTTAATGTTCATTATAATTTGTCCTTTTTTAATAGTTGGCGTAGAAATAAAATCCGTTGTCTTCGAGAAAATCCATACCCAAATCACGACCAAAAGCTTGGTAATCAAAATAGTTAGTGATCGTGTCGGGAACGCCTTGTAATAATCCCGTGCTTTCTATGTATTCATAAGCCAAATCTGTGTCATTATCAAATTGACCATAATAAGAGTCTTCTAGTTTGTCGAGCGGGATATCTAAAGATAACCCAGTATTAACCGCTTCAATGCTTAAATGTGTATGATTGATAAAATCAATATAATCGTAAATAGCATCAATATTTCCGCTTTCAGAATATAAAGACTTGGGAAAATTCTCGAAGTCTTGGAACATAAATTCTGGGTCTTGCTCGTCTTTATGTAGCTCTTCGCAAGCTTTATAAAATTCTTGGCTTGTTTGATAATCAGTTAAGTCTATCCAAGCGCCAAAAATTGAGCCGTTGTTGTATTTTGCGTAGGTTCCTACGTAGATTGATGGGTTGTTCATTATTTTTCTCCGATGATTTTGTATTTACCGCTGATAACAACGGGTTTATTTTTGTTGCGTTCTGATTGTTCTTTATTCAATCCCCATTGCACTAGCGGCAAGGCGCAGGCAAAAGCAATTGAGAAGATTAATAAATCCCAAAACATGCGGGATTGCACGTCTGAGTAAAAGATTGAAATGCAGTCGTTAATCATGATGTTTTTTCCTTGTTAATTAGATAAATCAATTGCTTTGATGCTCAAATATGAGCAAGGAACCATTGATAATAAAGAAATGACAAAAACTTGCTCACTATTGTCGGCCATAAAAGGCGCAACCATAGCGGCTAGCATTGGCAAGATAAAGATGATTAAACCTAATGTTTTCATTTGATTACTCCAGTTTGTTGTTGGTTGGTTGGTTGGTGGTTGTTGTTGGTACGGTTTGAATTATACGGGCATTATTTTCCTAGCGCAAGGGTTTTTTTGCCTATTTGCGAAAAAAGATTGATTTTATTGTGATGTTGCTATGTGATAATGTTGCATGCAAACAAAATACCGTCAAAATACTGGTAAAAATAAATAGTGTCTAAACTAACGTCTAAACAACAAAAATTTGCCGATTTTATCGCGCAAGGTTACGACCAAAAAACGGCGTACGCTATGGCGTACGATGTAAAAAGCGAAAGCGATAAAGGCAATCGGTCTAATGCTTCTAAGATAGCTAATAATCCAAAAATCATCGAAGCGATTGCTGAATATAGGCAACCGATTATTCAACAGATAGGAATCACGCTAGAATCGCATCTTCAAACTTTGAGCGATATAGCTCGCGAAGCGCGGGAAGCTGGGCAATATAGCGCGGCGGTTGCGGCGGAGGTGGCAAGAGCTAAGGCGGCTGGAATACATATAGATAGGTCAGAGCAGACTATAAAAGGCATGATTGGTCACATAACTGTGCCACCTGACCAACTAAAAGACGTAGCCGCGCGGTTATTATCAAAGGTTTAATCCAATAAAATCAATGACTTAGGATAAAAGAGTAGGGCTGTTAGTTCGCATAATCAACATTATGTTAAATAGCAAAAGTTATACACAGGATAGGCTGGAGTAGGGCGTTTTGACCTTTTTGGGGCTGGAACCCACGGTTTTCGGGCATACCCCCCCCCCTACCCCTCCGGTGGCTATAGAAAAAATCGACTACCTTAACCCCCCACAAAAAATTTCCAAAAAACCCAAACACTAGGCAGAAAAAACCTATATGCCATACCCTCAACAAAAAATTTCAAAAATACCATGAGCAGTCTTTCTTTCGACCACAACGAAGTTGCGCTTGCGCGGGAATTTAGTCGGCAAAATTTCTATTTCTTCACGCGCTGGATGTTCCATGCCACGACCAATATCCCGTGGGACAAAGGTGGTCATCACGAAGTCATGGCAAAAGCACTAGAGCGAGTAGTAAGTGGCGATTGTAAAAGGCTGATTATTAACATTCCGCCCCGTTATGGAAAAACCCAAATGGCGGTTGTATCGTTTATCGCATGGTGCATGGGTAGGTATCCTGATTCTGAATTTATTCATACGTCTTATTCGTCCACATTAGCGGGTGAAAACTCGTATAAGGTGCGTGAATGGGTTACTCATGCTGAATATCAGGCGATATTTCCTGATGTGGTGTTGAAGTCTGATTCAAAGTCAAAAGACCATTGGAAAACAACCTCTGGTGGGGTTTTATATTCTGCGGGTACGGGTGGTACGTTGACTGGATACGGTGCTGGTAAAAAGCGTAAAGAGTTTGGCGGGTGTTTTCCGTATGAGCAGTTGGTTGAAACCGAGATTGGTGCAATAAGGATTGGTGAGATTGTCGATAAGGAATTAAATGTAAAGGTCTGGTCGTACAATGAAGAAACCCAACAATGTGAATTGCGAGAAATCACCACCTACTTCGAGAACCCTGCTAATGAAATTCTCGAAGTGATGATGGATGATGGTACAAGTTTTAGATGTACACCGAACCATAAGATTTTGACATCATCCGGTTGGATTACTGCGGAACAGCTTGCGGATATACTTAATCTGGAAAATAGAAAGTCCAGTTTCATCCATAACCTGTTGTCTGGTTTTGGTAGGATCAATCGCTATGTTGATAGTTTCTTGAGAGTGCTTAGGTTTGGAATTCCAAACTGGATCAGGCAGACTTTCAGTTATGCTTCGCCAAGTTTCGCGGAGCTTGATTTGGCGTATAACGCCAGCGCCAATACCGTACCGTTTAGCCAAGTCAGTAGTACTCTCACTGCTCGTAAAGATTTCTACGACTTTGGCTTTAGTCAATTTAGCACCGGGACGTTTTTCGAGCAAAGGGAAAGTGCCGTGTCTAATGGCATCTTGCATATTTTCGGATTTGGTTCCCCACGCAAGATTGTCAAGTCTATTATTGGTGGAATTACCATCAAGATGCCGAGCTTCGTTCTTTTCGGGTCTAGCGCCAACAAATTCTTCCAAAACCATGTGATGAATATATTTAAGCGTCACTTTCCCATTAATAGACAAATTAACTCGAAAATACCCTTTACCATCATCACTGGGCTTCAAAAAACGCTCTGGAGAAGTTCTTTTAACTCTACCAAAGCTGGAAATAGCGTAAAGTTCATTGGTGTTGGCAATAAAACGCCAGTTTTCGTTCGTCATGTTGGTCATGTTGATACTACCTTTTGTTTAGAAGTTGAGACTAATCATAACTTTATTTTATCACAAAGCGGAGCAATTGTTTCAAACTGTATCATAATTGATGATCCCCATAAGGCTGACGAAGCTAGGTCTGACATTATCAGGAATTCAGTTCTGGAGTGGTTTAGGACTACGTTGGAATCGCGTAAGAATAACGGGTCTGATACGCCAATTATTGTGATTATGCAAAGGTTACATGAGCAGGATTTAGCAGGATGGTTGCTTGATGGTGGTAATGGTGAGTCGTGGGAGCATATTAATCTGTCAGCGATACAACCTGATGGCTCGGCATTGTGGCCTTCTACGCACACGCTGGAAGAACTACGGATTATTGAGAACTCGAATCCGTATGTGTTTGCAGGACAGTATCTACAGCGCCCTGCCCCACCGGAAGGGGGGTTGTTTAAGCCTGAGAACCTAAAGGTAATTGATGCGTTACCTGCTGAGAAAATACAGTGGGTGCGAGCATGGGACTTGGCTTCATCAATTAAGGGTGACTGGACGGTCGGTGCAAAGCTAGGCAGACTGCCTGATGGTAGATTAATTATTGGTGATATTGTCCGCATACGGGTTGAGGCGCATGAACGGGATAAGGTGATGATTAATGTGGCGACACAAGATGGCTATAATGTGACTGTGTCGATACCACAAGACCCAGGTCAAGCAGGTAAAACACAGGTAGCGTACTTAACGAAAGCGTTACAAGGGTTTAAGGTGAAGTCGAGTCTGGAGTCTGGGGATAAGTACACAAGGGCTGAACCGTTCGCTTCGCAAGTCAATATTGGGAATGTGATGATGAGTCGTGGTGCGTGGAACCAGAATTTGATACATGAAATGTCCATGTTCCCGAATGGTAAGAATGATGACCAGATCGATGCGCTGTCTAGGGCATTTGCTGAGATTATCGGAATGAATAAAAGGATGAGTATTAGTAAAAGTGCTTTGAATAAAGCAAAAAGGTATAATTACGCGCAACATGGCACGAGGTTTGCATAATGAGTACACCAGAAACAGAACAATCCAAAAGAATACGAAAGGCAGCGGTCTATAAGGCGCAAGAGAAGCAAGGCCCTACTAATGCGTTTTTTCCACCTGAATTACCTGCTGGTGTTGTCCCCAAAGGGCGTACTGCGGCAATTGCGATGGACGATGCCATGTATAGCTATTCTTTTGTGAATAATGCAATGGTGGCTGATGCTCAAGGCTTCCCTGGCTATGCAAGACTGGCACAATTGATGACTAGAGCGGAATATCGGCAGTTTGCAGCGACATTGTCGACTGAGCTAACTCGTGAATGGATTACGTTTGATTCAACACAAGATAATGGTGATGAGTCGAATGGACGTATTGTTGAGTTAAGACGCGAGTTTGAACGGTTAAAGATTCGCAATGTGTTCCAATTGGCGGCATCGCAGGAATGTTTTTTTGGTAGAGCGCAGTTCTTTATCAATATTAAGGATGCAGACCGCTCAAGACCGCTGATTTTGTCACCAAAGACCATCAAACAAGGTTCATTGGAAAGCATTACAGCCGTTGAAGCCATGTGGACTTCACCGAGCGCGTATAACGCGATTGATCCTGCTGCACCAGACTTCTACAAACCAACAACATGGTTTATGTTGGGACAAGAGGTTCATGCGTCACGATTGTTGACCGTAGTGACTCGTCCTGTACCGGATATGCTCAAGCCGTCTTATAACTTTAGCGGTATGTCGTTGTCACAGTTGGCAGAACCTTATGTCAATAACTGGCTTAGAACAAGACAGTCTGTCGCTGACTTGGTGAATAACTTTAGTATTACCGCCTTGGCTACCAGCATGGATCAAGTGCTGAATGGCGATAGTGATGGTAGTGATATTTTCGATCGAGCCGACTTGTTTACTGCGACACGTTCAAATCGCGGCATGATGTTGTTAGATAAAGAACGTGAAGAACTGTTGCAGGTGAACACACCATTGTCTGGCTTGCATGAACTACAAGCACAAGCGCAAGAACATATGTGTGCGGTGTCGCGCATACCTGCGGTGATCTTGACAGGTATTTCTCCAAGCGGTCTTAATGCGACTAGCGAAGGTGAAGTCAGAGCATGGTATGACTGGGTAGCCGCTCAACAAGAAGCGTATTGGCGTAATCCATTAGAGATTATTACCAAAATCGTCATGCTACACTTATGGGGTGAGATAGATGAGTCTATCGTGATTAAGTTCAAACCCTTATGGCAAATGTCTACCGATGAAGAAGCGAACATTCGTATTAAAAATGCTCAGGCTGATTCTATTTATGTGGATCGTGGAATTCTCGACCCAACTGAAATTCGTCAACGATTGGCGCAAGATCCAGACTCAGGCTATAAGGGCTTGGAGGTAGATGAGGTGCATCCACCAGCAGAACAACCTGATGCGTTTGCTGAATTCGACAACGATGAAGATAAACCTAAGCCAATAAGACCTAATGACGAAAACCTTAAAGACCCTGCGACCTATCCACTCCAATAAAGGGGTGGAAGCCAAGTACAGGAAAAAGTTGGACAGGCTTGTACAGGACATGAGCGCCAGCACTATTTACTGGCTTTCTGCTCAGTACAAGCAATCCCCTCCCCTGATGGCTTCCGATGCAAGCCCTGTTGAGGGTGCTAAAAAGCGCCTGAAAAAACTGAAAGCATATTGGTTGCTGAAGTTTTCCGATGCTTATGCAATATGGTTTGTTGAGTCGGCTTTCAAAGCATCGAATAATGCGTTCAATAACGCATTGGCTGAAGAAGGTATTGCAGTTCAAAAGCAATGGACACCTGCAATGAAGGATGCGTTAAAAGCATCCGTTGCTGAGAATGTGGCGCTGATTAAATCAATACCTGAGCAATACTTTAAGAATATTGAAGGTATTGTGATGCGTAATTACATCAAAGGTGGCGATTTAAAGAGCATGGCTGATGAAATACAGGCGCAATACCCTGTTACAAGGCGCAGAGCAGCGTTTATTGCACGAGATCAGAACAATAAGGCTAATGCCGCAGTTAATCAAACCCGAAGCCTAGAGATGGGTTTTGAGGACGCGATATGGCTACATAGCCATGGTGGAAAAGAACCAAGACCGGATCATGTAGCAGCGGACGGCAAACGATATAAGATAAAAGAAGGCTGTTTAATTTCCGGTGAGTATATCCAACCTGGTGAACTCATCAACTGCCGATGTGTGTCCCGTGTTGTATTACCTTTTTGAGATGTTATAATATAACTAAGTGCAATTAATATGCCAATTATGAAAAATATCGAACTTGCTTTTGATAGAACTGCTAGGCGCTATGATGCCGATGGCAGACTGCACGTTGACCGTACACACATTAGTAAAGCTACGGTGAATCCTTATTATGGTGAGGAGATACCAAATTGGGCAAATTTGGGTCTTGTTGCCGATAAAATTTATCAACTTTTCAGACCACCTGAAGAGCTTGAGAAAGCCGCCCCCACCTTTAATCGTTTACCGATCCTTTCACGCCATGTTCCCGTTACCGTTGACGCTCCACAACCACACCTAATTGTTGGCGCTATCGGTTCAGATGTTGAATTCAATGCTCCTTACCTAGATGCCTCCATCACCATCTGGGACGCAACTTCGATTGCAGGTATTGAAGAAGACATCCAACGGGAACTATCCTGCGCCTACCGTTATGTTGCGGTAATGGAAGCTGGTGAATATGAAGGTAAACCGTATGACGGCTTTATGACGAACATTCAAGGCAACCATCTGGCTATCGTAGAAGTTGGACGAGCAGGTCACGATGTCATTGTCGCGGATGCAAACCCTTTCCATCAACAAAAGGAAAACACTCTAATGAGAAAGACCAAGCTAGGTAAGGCGTTAATCGCTGCACTTGAGGTCGCATCGCCAAAGTTGGCGGCTGATTCAGCCTTACCAGCGTTGGTGGGTGATGCAGATCGCAAGACTTTCGATGTTGAGGCTGTTAAATCCAAGCTATTGGCTATGGATGAAAATATGACTCCCCAACAAGTTGACAACATTATTGATGCTGTTTTGGGCGTTGAACAAAATCCTGAACCTGTTGAATTAGGTGAAGGCGATAGTGAAAGCGACAAAAAACAATCATTGCCTGACTACTTGAGAGTCAAAGGCTTAGATGAAGATTCAATCAATGAAGCTATGGGTTTGATCGCAAAAGACGCTGATTGCAGCGACACTGTGGCTCAAGACTCTGACATCGAAACTGAAGAAACAACTGAAGAAGTAGCTGAAGAAGTTATTGAAGAAGCGGTTTCTGAAGATGTTAATAGTACCATTGAAGCGGCTATGGATTCATTCCGTAAGGAATTGAGATTGCAGTACCGCAACCTAGATCAAGCGAAACAAGAAGTCCGTAAAACAGTTGGCGAAGTATTCGGCATGGATACTGCTGAGGAAGTTTATGGTTTCGCGCTTGATCAAATGAGTGTTGAGCATGAAGGTGTAAAAGACCTTGTTGCTTTACGCGCATTGTATAAAGTAGCCGCTGAGGGCGTTTCAGTATCTAAGCCAAACGTGGCTCAAGATTCTGCTGACGCAGTTAAGCAATTCCCAGGCTTGGCAAGAATTCGCCAGCTTTAATTAGGAGATAATTTAGATGTCTTTTCAAAATTCTGTAAATATCTACAACCCATTAGCGGTCAATGGTGATTTTGCTTCTGCAAATCCTCGCGCTTCTTTTGTTGGTGTTGAAGGTGGTTATGTTGCTGGTACAGGCGGTGTAACTGTTGGTCGTTTCGTTTGGATTCAATCTGACGGTGTAACTGTATTAAACACAGGTACAGGCGCTCCAGATGGTTTCGTACACCGTGAACAACAAGCTTTGATTACCACTTATTTGGCTGATTCTGGCAACGTAGTACCTGCTGGCTTCCCTATCACTATCATGCGTACTGGCGATTATTACGCTACTGCAACTGTTGGTGGTGCGACTAAAGGTCAAAAAGCGTTTGCTAAATTGGCTGACGGTACAGTTCAAGCTGCTAATGCGGGTGCAACTGTTTCTGGTTTCGTGGAAACTAGCTTCGTTGTTGAACGCACAGTTAGCGTTGGCGAATTAACAGTTATCACTTTCTAAGGGGTTTTAATAATGACTGATTTAAACGTATTAGCCAGAGATGCGGGTATTCACTTTCCGCAAGGCACTCAATTAAAGAGCGTTGCTGACGTATTGGCAATGGACGCTCAAACACCATTAGTTACTACTAGCAACAGCGGTATTCCAGCGTTCTTGTCTACTTTCGTTGATCCAAAAATCATTGACGTATTAGTATCGCCAATGAAAGCGGCTATCATCGTTGGTGACGAAGTGAAAAAAGGCGATTGGACTACTGAAACAGCAATGTTCCCAGTAATCGAAGCAACTGGTGAAACTGCTGCTTATGGCGATTACGCTGCAAGCGGTGTAGCTGGCGCAAACAGCAACTTCCCACAACGTCAATCTTTCCATTATCAAGTGTTGACCCAATGGGGCGAACGTGAATTGGAAAAAGCTGGCTTGGCTCGTATTGACTGGGCTTCTCGCTTGAACTTGGCTTCTGTTTTGACTTTGAACAAATTCCAAAACAAAACCTATTTCTTCGGTGTAGCTGGTTTGCAAAACTACGGTTTGTTGAACGATCCTGCTTTATCTACAGCGATTGCTCCAACAACTGAAGCTGGTCAAACCACATGGTTCGACAACTCAGGCAACCCAACAAAAGATGCTTTAGGTGTTATTGCTGACATCCAAAAGTTGTATCGTAAATTGCAAACTCAAGCTAATGGCTTGGTTCAATTAGATACTCCAATGACTTTGGCTATGTCACCTAAGTCTCAAGTAGCTTTGACTTTCACCACTCAATACAATGTTAATGTCGAAGATATCTTGAAAAAGAATTTCCCTAACATGAAAGTTGAAACAGCGCCTGAATATAGCACTGTGTCTGGTGAGCTGGTACAATTGATTGCCGATGAAATCGAAGGTCAACGTACAGCGTCTTGCGCTTTCACTGAAAAATTAAGAGCGCACCCAATTAAAGTTGAGTTATCTTCTTTCCAACAAAAGAAATCTCAAGGTACTTGGGGTACTGTGATTTTCCGTCCGTTCTTGATCGCTCAAATGATCGGTGTTTAATCAATAGTATAATTAGGAGAAGAAAATGGCAGGTTCAGTTGTTGTAGGATGCAGGCTTCCACATGGGTTATTACTCCAAGTGGATGCAGTCGAAATCGAGTTGAAAGGCGCTAATCGCTCAGAAATCATTGGCGGTGATTGTGGTTATACCACCGTTGATGCTGATGTATGGGCTAAATGGGTAGAGCTGTATAAAGACTTTGCTCCATTGAAAAACGGTGCTTTATTCGCGGTAAAAGACGAAGCTGGCGCGAAAGCAAAAGCTAAGGAAGTTGCCAAAGAAAAAACTGGATTCGAGGGTGCATCGCAAAACGAATCTGGCGTTTCTTCTGCTAACGCATAAGGTGTTGATGTGGCTGTAGTTACGTTTGATCCAAAAGGTTTCAAAACAAGATACCCTGAATTTGACGGTATTGAGAATTCACGCTTGACGTTATGTTTTAATGACGCAGGCTTGTATTTGAATAACACCGACAACAGCCCTGTATCAAACGTAGCTCGCCGCACTTCATTGTTGTGGATGCTAACCGCTCATATTGCTTTTCTGGGCGGTTACATTGACTGCGGCAATAATGGACAGCCTAAGCCAGTAGGTCGAGTTTCTAGCGCCTCTGAAGGCTCTGTTAGTGCTGATTTAGACTATATGCAAGCCACACCAGGCTCAGGCGCATGGTTTAACCAAACTCAATATGGCGCTGCTTTTTGGCAGGCCACTACCAGTCTTCGCGGATTTAGATACCGCGCAAGACCAACTATGTACTGATGGCAATAGCAAATTCACTCGATGGCGCAGCCAAAAGACTCGAACTAAGGCTACAGCAGTTAGCAAGTGGGATGTCTGGCTCAGTTGAAGTTGGATTTGAAAAAGGCGCTACTTATGATGATGGTATGCCAGTTGCACAAGTGGCTTTTTGGAATGAGTACGGTACTCGAAAAATTCCAGCCAGACCTTTTTTTAGGACAATGCTGGCAAAACAAGCCAATACATTGCCGAAAAGTCTTGCTAAATATCTAAAAGAAACAGGTTTTCAAGGCGAGAAAACGCTGAATATCATTGGGCAAAAGTTACAAGACGAATTGGTAGTCAGTATTCGTAATTGGACGACTCCACCTAATGCGCCCTATACAATTAACAAAAAAGGTTTTAATAAGCCTTTGGTTGATACAGCACACATGATGAGATCGGTCAGTTTTAAGGTGAGCAATGATTAATGTCAGAGGTTTAGCCAACAATATTGCTAATGTCATCAACGACAATTGCCCTGTTACGATTTTAAGATCCGATGGATATACCATTGGTGACGGCAGAAAACAAATCCCAAAGTATGAATATCCTATTTCTGGCAACGCACAAGTACAAGCTTTAGATCATGCCGATTTAAAACAGCTTCAAGGCTTGAACATGGAAGGTGTTTATCGAGCCATTTACTTATGCGGATCACTTCACGGTGTTATTAGAAAAACCGGAGAAGGCGGAGATTTGGTAAAATATAACAATCAAACTTGGTTAATTACCAAGATTCTTGAAACATGGCCTACATGGACTAAGGCTGTCATCTGTCTACAGGTTGATTAAATATGAGCAACAATACTGTTTTGAATCCTGGGTTTGGTGGTGACACTATATCCACAGAAGATTTGGGCGCAAGCAAAATACAAAGAGTAAAGATTGCATTAGGCACATCAGGCGTTGATGGCGGCAATATTAGCGGCTCTAATCCATTGCCTATCACCAATGGGCCTATTATTGGCGGCAATCAAATTAATATCAATGCGGCTACCAATCAATCTTGGAACTGGACTGGCGGAGTGTTGCAAAATATTCAATACACAATCGGTGCTAATGTTTATCAAAAAACCTTTACTTACACATCAGGAAACTTAACCAATATCACTTGGAGCCAAATTGCATGAGTAATATTGAAAGCTGGTGGGAAGGTTATCAGGTATTTAAAGGACAAGTATCAACAGGCGGAACATCTGGATACTCTGGATATTCAGGTCAAAGCGGTTTTTCAGGTTACTCTGGATTTTCTGGTAGTGGTATTTCAGGCTATTCTGGGGAAAGCGGCTATTCCGGTGCTAATGGTGTTTCTGGCATCTCAGGTTTTTCAGGCTACTCTGGGAGTGGTATTTCAGGTTACTCTGGAAGATCTGGTTTTTCAGGCGCTAATGGCGTTTCAGGTACTTCAGGTTATTCTGGATATTCAGGAAGTGGTATCTCAGGGTACTCTGGATTTTCAGGATATTCAGGCGCTGTTGGCGCAAGCATTGCTATTAAAGGCACTGTGGCTACAGTGGCTAATTTACCATCAAGCGGTAATTTAAAAAATGATGCCTATGTTGTAACTGCTGATAGTCATTTATATGTTTGGACTGGATCGGCATGGAGTGATGCTGGACAATTTACAGGCACTTCAGGTTTTTCAGGTTTTTCTGGTTTTAGCGGATACTCTGGAAAATCTGGTTTTTCTGGATATTCTGGGATCAATGGTACGAATGGTGCATCAGGATTTTCTGGTGCTGCCGGTGCTTCTGGTTTTTCTGGGTATTCAGGTATTAATGGCTTGTCTGGCGTATCAGGATTTTCTGGTCAAGTAGGTGGATCAGGTATCTCTGGTTATTCTGGCTTTTCTGGGTATTCAGGATCAGGGGTTTCAGGATACTCTGGAAAATCTGGTTTTTCTGGTATTTCAGGTTTTTCTGGGTATTCAGGCGCTTCCGCAAGCAGTTTATTTGTCAGTATTAAAGATTTTGGAGCGGTAGGTAATGGAACCACAAATGATACTACTGCAATACAAAACGCCTTAAACAGCTTAGGTACAGCAGGTGGTTCAGTTTATGTGCCTAATAACTACAGATGCTTGGTCAGCGGTAGCTTAACTATCCCTAAAAATGTGTCTCTAGTTGGGCCACATTTATCGCCAGGCATGGCTGATTATTCGCCAACATCATTTAATACAATGGGTGGTGCAATATTATTAAGCTCAGCAGCCACAATTAACTTGAGTGGATCATCGGCTATCTCTGGATTGTTGATTTATCGTGCTGGAATGACATTTCCTATTTCAAATACTTCAGGTTATGCAGGCACGGCTATTACAGGCAGTTACTCCGACTGTACGTTTGTGGAAAATTGCATCATCATTGGTTTTAATCAAGCTTGTCGAATCAGCAATTCTGAACAATTACGATTCAACAATCTCTGGCTAGACAACATTAATGGCATTGAAATTTCTGGCGCACCTGATGTTTGTTATATCTCAAACTGTCATGCTTGGCCTTTTGCAAGTAGAGGAGGAACCGACAATGGCACAAGATCAGGCACTGCTTTTTATTACCATGATGTTGCAGATTGGATAAAAACAACCAATTGTTTTTCTTATGGATATGCACATGGATTTGAAATTAATAACGTCAATAGCGCACAGTTTATTGGATGCGGAGCAGATAACTTATACACTACTGCGCCTGGATTACCAGGATCAATAGGATTTAACGTACTTGGCACATCTACAGGTACTGTGTTCTCTAATTGCCAAGCTGCCGCCCAAGATTATGCGGGGTTTCATTTTTCAGCATCTTCTGTATTTAATGAAGTCGTAGGGTGTAGTGCATGGGGGAATTATTCTGCAATTATTGTTAATCAAGGCAATGTCGATATTAACAGTTGTCTGTTTAATGGTAATGGATTAGCTAATAGCAGAGGCATAGCAATAGGCAATGCTGCTTCAATTGTTAATGTTGATAATTGCAACTCAAATGACATGGTATTGGCTGATATTGAAGCTTCCGTATCAACAACATTGTTAAGTGTTGCCAATACCAACTCATTAAGATCGTCTGTTCCCGTTTTGTATAACGGAAATCTTAATGCGCGTTCAATTGCTTCAGCTTCTACTATTACCATTCCTACGTCTGTTTTGGTTTGCAATGTAACAGGCACAACAACAATAAATAACGTATTGAATGGTTGGGCTGGGCGGCAAATTACATTAATTTTTAATGGAGCATTAACTGTTGTTAATAGCGCAACTGCAAATACAGGTGTTCGATTAAAAGGCAGTACAAACTTTTCGGTCAGTGCAGGAGTTAGTTTAACTCTAGTCCACAATGGTACACAATGGTTTGAAATAGGCAGAAACGCATAATGACATTATTTGTCCCGTCAATCAGTGTCGATCAAGTCATAGATGCACTAGGTGACTATGTGCAGTTGTTTACAACCGCTAAGATTGTTCGCGGTAACGTAAATAGAACTGCAATGCCATCAAGTGCATTTATCGAGTTGACTGAAATAGCATCCGTTTCGCTCAATAAGCCAATCGAAATCTATGGCGAATCAACTGGAACATTAAATGAGCATACACGCATTGATGTTCAGATTGATTTTTATGGATGGGAATTAAGTGAAGTAGCTAAGGCGGTTCATGCCTCATTCAGAACAATATGGGCGGTGGATAGATTCCCGTCAAACATAGCGCCATTGTATTGCAGTGATTTACTGAAGATGCCTATCATTAATGCCGAGCAACAGCATGAACAAAGATGGACAATGACAGCTTCAATGCAATACAACCCTGATGTAGTAGTTCCACAAGACAGCTTTGATACGCCAGGTGATATTGGCGTTATTCCTGCTGATGTATTCTATAGTTAGTAAAAATGGTAAAATAACGCAACTTTTTATTTAAAGGCAATAACATGACAGCATCGATCCCTATTTCAAAAGAAGTTACCGTCATTCCTGGTGTTGTCGGAACAGGTGGTAACCCTCTTTCTTTAAACAGCATTTTCTTTACACAAAATGATATTGCGCCAGCAGAAGCACTTTTGAGCTATTCAAATGCTACTGATGTTGGTGATTATTTTGGCACTACTTCAGCCGAATACGCAGCAGCAGTTTGTTATTTTGCAGGTTTTGAAAACGCATCAGCACTACCTGGCACGTTGTACTTTTATGGGTACAAAAATGCCGATTCCCCTGCTTGGCTTAGAGGTCTTTCATTAGCAGGTCAGCCATTAAGCTATTACCAAGCTTTAACGGGTTCATTAAGCATTGTTGTAACAGGTGTTACCTATACAGCAGCGTCATTGAACTTGTCTGGCGCAACCAGCATTGGCGGAGCTGAAGGCACTTCTGTTGTCAATAAAATCAAAACTGGTTTAGGTTTTTCAGGTGCAGGCGCTCCAACGATTGCTTGGGATTCCGTTAGAAGCCAATTTGTTATCACTTCTGGCACATTGGGTAGTAGTGCAAACATTGCTTTTGCAACAGGCACTTTAGCTGATCCATTGGCATTATCCGCTGGCATTTTGTCGCAGGGTGTCAATGCGTCAACACCAACAACAGAAATGGATTCTGCAATCAATTTATCGACTGATTGGGCTACATTTACAACATTGTGGGAACCAACCAATAGCGATGCCATTGAATTTGCACAATGGACTCAAGCGCAAAATGACCGTTATGCGTTTATTGCATGGGATTCTGATGCTGGTAACAAAGTTGCTAACAATTCGGCTACTATTGGTGCTTTGATTGCTGCCGATGAGTTTGATGGCACATTGGTTGTTTATGCTGCAACTGGTGGTCAATACTTAGCTGCCGCAGTTGCTGGTTATGCTGCTGCAATTAATTGGAAAGCATTAAATGGCAGAGCAACACTGAAATTTAGACAACAAGCTGGCTTGTCTAGCTATGTGTCAGTTGTCAATAATGTTGCCGATGCCAATGCAATTTTAAGCAACAATGCTACTTACTTTGGTACTTATGCTGCACCAGGTATTGGCAATGCTTACAATATCTTTGCCGATGGCGCGATGAATGGCAGTCGTTTCAAATGGTTTGATACTTATATCGGTCAAATCTATTTGAACAGCCAATTAGCACTAGCCATCTTTGAAGGTTTGCTGCAAGTCAATATGGCTCCTTATAATGAGTTAGGTTATAACCTAATCAGACAATGGTGCGCTGATCCAATTACTGAAGCCTTAAATTGCGGCATTATTAGATCTGGTGTTTCGTTAAGCAACAGCCAAAAATCAGCTATTAACTATACCGTTGGCAAAGACATTTCAGTGCCTTTGCAAACTCAAGGTTATTTCTTAAATATTGCTGATGCTGATGCTCAAACCAGAGGTCAACGTAAAAGCCCACCAGTTAAGTTGTACTACATGGATGGCGGTGCTATTCAACAAATTACCCTTAATTCAATCGTGGTTCTGTAAGGAGAAATCATGGCTAATATTACTTCGGCTAATGCAGTATTTCTTATTACTGTTCCCGATTTGGCAATTGTTCACCAAGTGCAAGGTTTTGCTGCTGACGCAGCGTTTGATATTGGCGAACAAGATGTGGCGCAAAACTTGCTTGGCGTAGATGGTAAAAAATCTTCCGGTTGGATTCCACAGCTTTATACTCAAGCTATTCATTTACAAGCAGATAGTGACAGTATTAGTGTGTTTGACGCTATCTATCAGTTTCAAAATGCCAATAAAACTGTTTACAGCATTACTGGAACTGTTACTTATCCTGGTACTGAGAAGTCATACGCATTAAGAAATGGCACATTAACCAGCTATAAACCGTTTGCTGATTCTAAATCAGTGTTACAGCCACAAGATTTCTCGATTGTTTGGGAAAAAGTACAACCTACTTTGATCTAATATGAGAGAAATTAAAGATGTAGCTGGTGTCGGCAGAGATGCCGACAAGGTGTATCGCATTACTGAAATGCCTGCTGTTAAAGCTGAAAAGTGGGCATTGAAGGCTTTATGGGCTGTTGCATCTGCTGGTGTTGATATTCCAGAAGATGTCAGTAATGCGCCATTGGCTAAACTAGCTGAATTTGGTTTAAAGGCACTTGCAAAAGTGCCTTTCCATATAGCCGAGCCTTTATTGGATGAGATGCTGACTTGTGTTGAAGTGTTAACTGATGCGGGTGTTAGAAAGCTAATTGCTGATGATTTCCAAGATGTTAAAACCATTTTGAAATTACGCAAGGAGGTTTTATCTCTTCATGTTGATTTTTTTACACAAGATTAACGCCTGATTTTCGTATGCTTCCTCGTGGGAAGCATATTGAAGGACTATGTGAGTACGTTAATATTATCGGAATACATGGGGCGTTGATTACATCAAATCTGGCAACCTTGCATGAGCTACAGTCTATCTATAGCGCAAAGGATGCCTATGATCTTTTTGAACTTCTTAGTGTCAACCGATATAACGAGCGGATTATAAATGGCAACAGTAATTGAAAGCTTAGTAGTTAAGCTCGGATTAGATGCGAAAGGCTTTAAAAACGATGTTAAAGCCGTATCTAACGGTATTGATAGCATTGATAAAAAAACTAAAAAAGCTCAAAAAGAAGATACGGCATATAGAAAAAAAGCCAAAAAAGAACAGCAAGAAGCCGTTAAAGAACAATTAAAATCATTTAAAGAATTTAGTACCAGCGCAACAAAGCTATTCGCCAAATTCACTGCCGGTGCTGCTCTTGGTGAATTTATATCTGACACTGTTAAATCTAGCGCAAGCCTTCAAAGACTATCATCAAGCTTAGGTACGTCTGCCGGAACATTACAGACATGGAGTACGGTTCTCAATAATATTGGAGGAAATGGCGAGGACGCTATTAATACTATTTCAGGCTTGACTGATGCGATCACCTCTTTAAAACTTGAAGGCAATTTAGAAACCGCTAGATGGCTATCAAGAATTGGTGTTTCTGCCGCAAAAGACGGTCAGAGAAAGTCTGCTTCAGAATTGATGCAAGATATTCGTAGTGGCTTGAAGGCAATTGCATCACCTGAAGAACAAAGATATGTTGCGGCAAAGCTAGGCATTGGGCCTGATTTATTATACGCAATGAATCAAACCGATGAAGCGTGGAACACGTTAATTAACGATGCTGAACGTCAATCCAAAGTAATGGACGAACTTGGGCCTAAATCAGAAAAATGGATGAATTCATGGAGACAATTCTCATTAGAAGTCAAGTCAGGAGCTTTAGCAACTGTATCTGATTTATTAGGCTCAGATTTTTCAAAAGCCGTTCAGCAAACAATGTCTGGCTATGAATCAGGCGATTTCTTCAAATCATTGAGTCCAGAGAACTTAGGTAAAGCTATTGACAAAGACTTATGGTCACAATGGTATGACAAATTAACCAGTAAAGAAGGCGCTGTCGGTGCGACTGGGGAATGGTTAAAAGAGAAAGCCGAGAACTTGCTGAAAGGCGATACAAAAGGTAGTTTTAAGGAATTTATTAATGAATCAGCAAAGAAATATAATGTTGATGAAAGGATTTTATTCAATCTAATAAAAACAGAAAGTGGCTTTAATAATGCGGCTGTATCGCCAAAAGGCGCAAAAGGTTTGGCGCAGTTCATGCCAGATACCGCACAACAATATGGCGTTGATGTAACAGACCCAAGATCATCGACATTGGGCGCAGGTCATTATTTAAGTGATTTGCTAAAAATGTTTGGTGGCGATTATCAAAAAGCATTAGCTGGTTATAATTGGGGACAAGGTAATGTTATGAAGTCCATAAAAACGTATGGTAATGACTGGCTATCTCATGCTCCAATGGAAACGCAAAAATATGTTGCTAGTACAATGTCTATTGGTAATGTAACAATCAATACACAAGCAACAGATGCCGCTGGAATTGCTAGAGATTTTAAAGGAAAAATGGCGGCTTTATCTGAAAACGGGATGAAATAATGGCAAACGGTATTCCACAATTATTAGTTCCAAAATCAGCATCCGACATTGGACGAAGTGCATTGACACTTGCTCAGGGCGCTCTATGGGATTACTTAACCACTGAAACAAAGTGGGGTGTTTATTATTCAGGAACAACATATCCAGTTGTTCTTGGATATGTAGAGCCAAGCAGTATTAGCGGTGTATTAGGTCAGGCTACATCATTAGCAGGTGCTAAAGCATTGCTTAATGGCAACCTGTTAAGCCAAGAAGTGTTGATTGATAGCGTGGTCTCTTTATCTCAAAAGAAAGGATCTGAATTATCTAATTACCGTTTAGAAACAGGCAGCTTTGCGACTTTCAACAAAGTTGAAAAACCTAGACAAATTCAAATTAGATTAACGAAAGGTGGAACTGAAGAAGAACGTGGATTGTTTCTCACTTGGCTTGAAACAAGAGCAAAAGGTTTCACAACAGAAGTCACAACCTATCCAAAAAAGAAACTCAGTCAAATAAACCTTGATAATCAGCTAGGCGGCAATACATTGTCACTGACTCAGATTAATACCCCAAGGCTTCACGAGAATAACCTGTTTGATATTTATGTGCCAGAAGTTAATTACACCAATATGACGTTGGTTGATTACGCTATTACTAGAGAATCAAGGTCGGGTGTTAGCTTGATTATTGCGGATTGTACATTTCAAGAAGTCGTTGAAATTACATTTCAATACAAGAAATCATCAACCGATAACTCTAAAGCACCTGAAAATCAACCTGCTTTGCCAACTTCATCAGTATTGGCTAATAAGCCATCAAAAACAGGTCTTGATAAAATAAAAGGATTGTTGAAAATATGACAACTTTGCAGATACCTGTTGAGCCTGTTGCATCGCAATCGGTAGCAATTGTTCTAAATAATCAAAAGTGCATCATATCCTTAAAAGAAATGACAGGCAGGCAATATTTAAGTTTGTCATCGAATGGAAAAATCATTTGTCAAAATGTCTTATTGCAAAATAATTCTGTAGCCATTGGCGCAGCTTATACTGGTTTTGTGGGTGAAATTGTTGCTGAAGATTTACAAGGGAACGATGCGCCAATCTATACTGGATGGGGGGATAGATGGGTTCTTTTGTACAACGTAGATTAAGTTTTGAGTTTACGCTTGCCAACAATTTAACATTTGACGGAACTAATGATACCGTAATCATTAGTGATGTTAAGTCGCAATGCGCTATTGATATGCCAGGCAGCGAATCAATGCCATCCGCTTCCATACAGATTTACGGTATCGACAAAAAGACCATGGACGCATTAACTTTATATCCTTGGTCTGATAACTCAATTACTAGAACGCAAATTATCATAAGAGCTGGCACAAGCCAAAAAGATATGAGCGTAATTTTTTCAGGTCAAATATTTTCAGCGTTTGCCAATTATGAATCTGCACCTGAAGTTGCGTTCATTATTAGAGCGCAAACGGCTTTAGACAGTTCATTGGCAGCAGTAGACCCCTATTCATTTCCAGGGGTTGTACCTGTTGAAACTATTGCTAAAACATTAGCAAACGACCTCGGAGTTACGCTAATCAATACTGGTGTAACAAAAGAATTGTACACATTGACTGATGAATATTTAGCAGGAACAACTACGGCAAAATTGTGGAAACTTAGAAAGGACGCTAATATTGATGTGTATTTTGTGCCTCCAAACATGGAAATATGCGCCAAAAATATGCCAAGAAAAACTGATAATGTGGTGGTTATAGCGCCAAATACAGGCATGATTGGTTGGCCTGTCCCAGATGGAGCAGGCTTTGTTTATCTAAATGTTCTTTATAATCCAGCTATCTTTCATGGTGGTGAAATTGAGATACAATCAACTTATCCAAACACCAATGGTATTTGGTACGTTATTTCAATGACACATCAACTTGAAGCACAAGTATCTGGTGGTGCATGGATGAGCAAACTCATTCTTGGTCGAACTCAAAATAGCATCAGAACATAATGGCAGACACAATATTAGAACCTGTTGAGGTTACAGCGCAGTATCAACGACAAGCCGAACGTCAGGATTGGGCTAGTGAATACAACGAATTAAATTTTGTCATTCAGCAAAAGATTAGCCAACTACAGACTTCATCGCCTGTAAAAGTGGTTGCGGTAAGGCCAAGCAATACATTTACAGGATTTGTCGATATTTTGCCAATGGTGAGTCAGATTACAGCATCTGGTGTTCCGGTTGAACATCAAACAATCTTTAACGTGCCTTACTTACGATTACAAGGCGGTGTCAATGCAATTGTGATTGATCCTGTTATTGGTGATATAGGGATTGCTTGTTTTGCATCAAGAGATATATCGGCTGTTAAAAACTCAAGACAGCCATCACCACCTGGAAGCAAAAGATCGTATGATTTTTCAGATGCTCTCTACTTAGGTGGCATACTGAATTCTGCGCCAACACGTTTTATTCAGTTTACAGAAACAGGTATTATTATTGAAGCAAACGACCAGCTAACCATCAACAGTAATGTAACAATAAATGGTAATGCAACAATAAATGGTACTTTGACTAATAATGGCATCAATATGACAACACATAAACATAACGACCCGCAAGGCGGTCAAGTATCAGGGCCAGTATAATGTTTGACACTTTATATCTTGATGTAGACAGTTGGGATTTGACTTTAGATGCTGATGCTAACATTGCGATGGCAAGTGCGCCTTATGCTGCGGCACAGGATGTGGCATCAGCTTGTCGATTATGGTCTGGTGAATATATTTACAACACAACCCGTGGAATTCCCTATCAAGACGCTATATTGGGTCAGATGGTTCCTGTGAATGTGCTAACAAGTTTGTACAATAAAGAAGCACAAACCGTGCCTGACATAGCGACAGCTTCAACGCTTTTACAGTATAATAGACAAAGCAGAGCATTATCCGGTCAAATTCAATTAACGCTAGTGGATGGGTCTAATCTAAATGTCAACGTCATCTAATGTACCCGCATTAACCATTACTACGACAGGCGCTAGTGTTCCAGCAACTGAGGATATTCTTAATGGCGTTTTACAAGACTTAAATAGTGCTTTTGGTGGTAACTTAAATATCACCAATGTTGCTACTCCTCAAGCATATCTCGCTGAAAATATTACCAATTATCTAACTACGCTTAATTTCTCATTGGCGTATCTGTTAAACCAAATTGATCCGCTATATGCCGAAGGAAGATGGCAGGATGCTATTGGTCGTTTATATTTTATGACTCGCAATCCTGCGACAGCTACGGTCGTGTCATGCGACTTGATTGGTCAACCAGGATCAACATTAAACGCTGGCGCATTGGCAACTGATGGCACATACAGCTATCAATCATTAGGCACTGTTACATTTTCTACAGGCGGCACAGCAGCCGTTGAATTTGCTTGTACGACTTTAGGTGCTATTGCTTGTCCTGCTAATACATTAAATCGTATCGCCTTAGCCGCACCAGGTTGGGATGCAATCAACAATTTATCTGCTGGTGTAGTTGGTAATGATGTTGAAAATCGCGTTGATTTTGAATATAGAAGGCAACAATCGGTTGCTCAAAACGCCAATAGTTCCTCGCAATCAATTATTGGTGCTGTTTCAGATGTGTCTGGCGTATTAGATTGCTATGTCTACGAAAACTTTACCAACGCTGCGGTTACTGTTGGCAATACATCTTATTCTGTTCCAGCGCACAGTATTTACATTGCAGCAGTTGGTGGTGTTGATGCTGATGTAGCTACAGCTATTTGGACAAAAAAATCCATTGGTTGTAGCACAGTGGGTAACACTGCGGTTACAGTAACCGACACATCATCATTGGCAAGCCCTCAACCAACATACAGCATTAATTTTGAACGACCTGATGCGCTGCCAATTTACTTTGCAGTCAGAATTGCTGACCATCCTAATGTGCCATCAAATATTGTCGAATTGACACGCGATGCCATTATTAACGCATTTAATGGTGGTGATGGAGAAGGGCGAGCAAGAATTGCATCGGATATTTACGCAAGCCGTTTTTATCAAGATGTAATTGCTATATCACCATACGTTAAATTGTTATCAATCTTGATTGGTACGACCTCAACACCGACATTGACTGAGGTTTTAGTAGGTATTGACCAAGTGCCAACTATTGATGCAACTAATATTTCTGTGACTTTAGTCTGATGTTGCCGTTACTCAATAACCTACCTGAAGGCATCCCAAGCATTACTGAATCACCTAAGATTCAGATGCGCCAATATGATGCTTCACCAGTTATTCAAGCCATATTGGACTATTTGGGCGAAAACTTTTCAACTGCTGTTATCAATTCTATTTATAACCAATGTTGGAATATCCAAACTTGTTATGGATTATGGCTTGATATTTGGGGTAGAAAAGTGGGTGTCGATCGCAATATGCGAATCCCAGCTCAAGAAGAATGGTTTGGTTTTGATAATGCTAACGATGACTGGTTTCCGTTTAATGACGGCATTTTTTATACTTCAGGTTTAACAGAATCCTATAGTTTGTCTGACGAAGCCTTTCGATTATTAATTTTATCAAAAGCTGCCGCAAACATTACCAACTGCACGGCTCAAGCAATTAATAACTGGCTTAGCATATCATTTCCCAATCGAGGAAATTGCTATTGTGAAGATTTAGGCAACATGGCTGTTAGATATGTTTTTGAATTTAGTTTAGAAATTTTTGAAATTACAGTTTTAACCAATGGCAAGGTGTTACCAAGACCTGCTGGTGTTCGAGCAACTTTAGTAGTTAATGGAGTGACATATAATGTCAATTAGTACCCCCAATAAAATCACTGTACCGTTTGCTAATAGCGGCAATAAGAATACAATCCCAGTCCCTTCGCAAATTGCTATTACAACAGGGGCTGCTAGTTTCACTGATGGTTTTCCTCCATTGACCATGACACCAAAAGCATCAGGTGGTGTACCTCCTTTTGGTCAAGACATGAACGGCATTTTGTTTGCTGTAACTCAGGCATTACAGTTTAGCCAAGCAGGTGGTTCATTTGTTTATGACTCAGTCTATGCGGCATCGGTTGGTGGTTATCCGCAAGGCGCAACTGTTGCGGCATCTGATTTTTCTGGATATTGGATTAACACTATCGCCAATAATACGGCTGATCCTGAAGCATTTGGTTCTGGATGGAAACCGTATTGGCAATATGGCGCTACGCCATTAACCATGACCAATGCCAATATTACGTTGACTGCATTGCAAGCGGCAAAGCCATTGATTACGATTAGCGGTACGTTGACCGCTAACCTTAACTTAGTGCTTCCAACTTGGTTAAGCGAATGGACGATTACTAATAATACCACTGGTAATTACACTATTACTGCTAAAACTGCGGCTGGATCAGGTGTCGCATTGTTACCTGGTGCTAATCAAGTTTATGGTAATGGTACTAGCATTTTATACAACTTCCCTTCTGCATTAATTGCTAATGATGGATACCAACCATTGCCATCGGGTTTAATTGTTCAATGGGTTGAAGGCATAACAAAAACTAGCGGTGTTATCGAAGAAACATGGCCTAAAGCTTTTCCTAATGCCGTTTTGAATGTTGTTATTACAGAAGCTAATGCTTCTGGATGGGGTACAAACTCAGTCACAACTTTTGGTCAAAGCAGCTCAACTTTAACAACATTGAAAGGTAGAGGCGCTAGAGTTATGAATGGCGGCTCGATTATTTATGATACAGGTTTATCTTTTTATGCGGTCGCAATAGGTTATTAATCATGGCAGAAATCGATCCGGTAACATTTGGTGAATTGAAGGCTGAGGTTTCGTATTTAAAAACCGAAGTAACCAAACTTCGTGAAGATATTGAAACTTTGCTTGAATTAGCCAATAAGTCTAAAGGTGGTTTCTGGACTGGCATGACAATTGCAGCGACTATTGGTTCTGTACTCACACTCATTGTTACTAATATTAGTAACTTCAAGTAGGCATAAAAATGGCTCAGTTTCTTCAGGATATACGCCAAGGCGATGAATACATCATCAAAATTAATTTTGGCACTACAAACAACATTACTGGTTTTGAGTTCTGGCTAACTATTAAATCAGATTTTGATTTACCTGATAGCGAAGCGGTTTTACAGTTTACGACAACTGCCGGAGATTATGTAGGTGATGATCCAGTTCATGGAATTGTGTATTTAGTTGTGCCATCAGCAATAACAGGTGCGGCTGAGGCTGGACATTACTTTTATGACTTGCAAGTTAAAACACCAACGGGTGAGATTACAACCATAGTGCCTCCAGTTGATAGTTATAAAGACAGAATTCTTATTGCACCTGAAGTAACAAAGGCAACATCATGACACAAACTACTATCGTTGAAAACTGCGACAGCGTAATAGAAATTACTAGCGGTATTGATACTCAGATTGACATTAGTTGGTCTGCCGGATTGCCAGGGCCAAGAGGCATATCAGGCGATTCTGGATTTAGTGGATACTCTGGTTATTCAGGTATCTCTGGTTATTCAGGTATCTCTGGGTATTCAGGTTACTCAGGTATCTCTGGTTATTCTGGCGCTTCCGGTTTGTCAGGATTTTCTGGGTTTTCTGGAATAAGCGGTTATAGCGGTTATAGCGGCTATAGTGGCTCAGGTATCAGTGGGTATTCAGGTTATTCTGGGGTTCAAGGCATACAAGGCATATCAGGTTACAGTGGTCGCTCAGGTTATTCAGGCGCACAAGGTGCAAGTGGTGTTTCCGGCTATAGCGGCTATTCTGGATCAGGCTTGTCTGGATATAGCGGTTATAGTGGCTCTGGCATATCTGGTTATTCAGGTTACTCTGGTGCTGTTGGTGCTTCTGGTTTATCTGGATACTCTGGTTTCTCAGGCTATAGTGGCGCACAAGGCGCAAGTGGTGTTGGTGGTGCTTTAGGTTATTGGGGTTCGTTTTGGGATACCACGGATCAAGTTGCTGCCGCTGCCAATACGCCTTATTCAGTTACTTTAAATCAGTATGATGCTGATAATCTAGGAATTACGGTTGTATCTGGCAGCAGGATTACGTTTGCTAATACGGGCATTTACAGTCTGACTTTTTCTATTCAGTTTGCAAACCCAGATAGTCAGATTCACGATGTCAATGTGTGGCTCCGTAAGAATGATTCTGGCTCAACTGGTGACGTACCAGATTCAGATACAAAATTAAGTTTACAGCAAAAGCATGGCTCAACAGATGGTTATGGTCTAATGACTGTGAACTATATGATGAAGCTCAATGCTGGCGACTTTATTGAGATGATTTGGTCGTCAGACCATGCTGGTATATCTATTCAATCAGTTCCTGCTGGTACTGCACCAGTATCACCATCAATACCTGGTGTTATTTTTACTGCTCAACAAGTAATGAATACTCAGTCTGGATTTAGTGGATTTTCTGGTATCTCTGGATTTAGTGGCATTAGCGGGTTTTCAGGCTACAGCGGCTCTGGTGTTTCTGGCTGGTCTGGCATATCAGGTTATTCTGGTGCTGCTGGCCCACAAGGAATTAGTGGATATTCAGGTTATAGTGGCTATGTTGGTATAAGCGGTTATTCAGGTTATTCAGGTGCTGTAGGTCAGTCTGGATTTAGTGGTTATTCTGGGGCAACAGGCCCTACAACATATCCCACTTTAGGTGTGGCTGTATCATCAGGCACAGCATGGGGGACATCGCTAACAGCCCCGACTGGCGCTTTGGTAGGCACATCCGACACACAAACATTAACTGGCAAAACCGTTACCAACGTGGTGTTTGATGGCAACTACACGGAGGAGGTGTACGCCATTGTTGATGGTGCATCGGTTGACTTAAATCCTGCTAATGGCACGGTGCAGACTTGGACACTTGGCGCAAGCCGTAGTCCTACTGCTACTGGCTTTCAATCAGGTCAATCAATTACGTTGATGATTGATGACGGTTCAGCCTACACGATTACTTGGCCTAGTGTGACTTGGAAAACTAACGCTGGTGTTGCACCAACGCTAAACTTGACAGGATACACAATCATTCAGTTGTGGAAAGTTGGGTCAGTACTGTATGGCGCTCGTGTAGGAGACGCATAATATGTTGGCTACTAAAGCTAGGTCTGCGGCCGTATCGACAACAATATCTGAGTACATAGCTGTTACACACAGTAATTCACCCTTCGTTTCAGCTTATCCTTGGTCTGGTTCAGGGTTTGGTACTAAATATGCAAATCCTACAACGCTACCTACTGGCACTGGATATGGCGTAGCCTTTAGCCCTGATGGTTCTGCTATAGCTATTGCACACAATGCTTCACCTT